GGTTGACTCGTGACTTGATCTACGAATTCACAGTAGTTGTCAAAGTTTTGCATTTTATTCCTTAATGTAATTGTTTTCGATTAACCAAGCTTTGGTCATTGGTGTGGGTGGATACTCCTCCCACATATTACCACGAACACAGGCATCTAGTGCATCCTGTGTCATATTTGCTGTATGTCCAGCCCAGTATGCTTCTGCTTCCCAAGGGACAGCATGGTTTGCATATGTCCTTTCTACCAGATTTCTCCACATTTTTGGCACATCTTCTTCTGGATGAATGATTGCCATCAAAGTATTCTTATTTGTGCCTGCCATACAATCTTGTGCAGCGTGCCAACCTTCATGACGCATCACAGACATCAGAGTGTGTGGCTTATGCATGTAAGTTTCATTCAAATAAAAATGATTGCTTACTGTGTGATAAACACCACGATGCATTCGAGGGAAATACTTCTTATGTGCGATGTGAACTTTGGTTCCCATCTTATTCAAGGTGGTTACTAGGCGATTAAATTCTTTTTCAACCGCAGCACTATAGGGATAATCACCACCATAATACTCGACAACATCATCCATTGTCTTGACTTCTACTACTCCGTCATTGCATTCACGAAGAAGCATACAACCCATGGCATCCATGGTGTACCAACCCTTGACTTTACTTTCATCTGCTCTCACTGGAGCAATGGCAGATCCAAAGATCAGGCCTGCCAAGATAACATTAAACAGTTTCATTAAATTATTGCGAGGTATTTAAGAGAACATTACCAGATATTGAAATCCTATCCTCTTCGCAGTTAAAGAATGGATAAACTGCGTGTGACATTGTTGATGGAAAGAACAACATTGTTCCTTCGTATGTAGAATCTAACCTATAACCCCATTCTTCTGTTCCACCTTGAGTATTCAAATAATAAAAAACAAAAGATGAAATCTTTGGATCGTTAGAATTTGCAGCCATTGGTAGTTTGTTTTGCTCTTCCCAATCAGTGGGAATCTTCATCCAGATGACAAAACTATAGACTCCTGTGTGACCATGTGATGGGTTAAACTCACCTTGTTTTTGATAGTTAACCCACATTGATGGAAGCATGTAACCATGCCTTCCCGAAGAAGGCACTCTTTTACCCAATCCACCGAACTCATCTTCATACAAATAGATTAGTTCGCTAAGAGTATTATCCCAAAACCAACCATCTTTGTCAAGTACAAGCTTAGATTCGTGAATATTTCCGACTAGTTTGTGCTTGACTGATAATTCTGCATCATTTACACAAGTCCAAAGGTGCTTCATCTCTTCAGCACTCAACTTTTTTTCAAGCCATCCAAAGTTTGGAGGTCTGATTGCTTTGATGTTCATGAGAAATTAAGACTAGCAAACTTAGATTTCGTATCGGTCAATGTAGATGTAATTTCATCACCCGAATCTATAAGTTCACCACCCTCAGACTGATCACAATCATACAGACGCATCTTCGCTCTGTCAACTCCCACTGTAAATCTCTTATAAACGTTCAAATCATTGTACCTATTCTTCAATTGCTTCACCATGATTTGTCCAAGGGATTCCAACTCTTCAGTAGAAATAAGGGCGAACATAAGATCAGCAGTAGCAGGGAGACCAAAGGACTCAGAAGTGTCAGTGATGTCAACATCGCTGCTAGAATAACCAGAACGAGTGGTCTGCGTGGCAGAAACGATAGGGACGTTTGCTTCGACAGCCAACCCTCTAAGCTCCTCAGCAATTGCTTTAATATAGCTATATGAATTGACATTACCCATCTTGCTATACCTGCTGGAAGCACATATATTAAGGTAATCAATGAAAATAATACTAGGTCGAAATGATTTCTTAAGAGCGAGTTCATTAAGGAGAGCACGGAAGTGACCGACATGCGCTGATGCTGTGGGATACTCTTTAATAATTAGGTGACCACGAGTTTTCTGTGTCAGTTTATCAATCTTTTTCTCAAAGATTTGTTGTGGAATCTCAACAATGTCTTGAATGTTTACGTCCAAGAGGTTTGCGTCAATACGTTCAGCAATTTTCTCCTCTGCCATCTCCATTGTAATGTAAAGCACATCATATCCGTCCACGAGACAGGCGCTAGCCATATGGCACATGAACAAAGACTTACCGACACCTGTCCCAGCAAGAGCGACATTAAGAGTCTTGTTAGGAAGACCACCTTTTGTAATTTTATTAAAATAACCAAGGTCAAACGGGATGCGATCTTCCTTACGATGGTAAGATTCAAATCGTTCCGCATAATCTTCTAAGTAATCGTGTCCAATGTGGTTGTCAAATGATACAGAAAGAGCCTCTGTCAAGATAGAAGGGATTGCACCACGATCTCTCTTACTATCTTTGCCTTCTGTGATGTAAATGGAGTCCATAAGTGCCAAATAGATGGCACGATCACGACACCAGGTCTCTGTTACATCAAGCAACCACTGAAGTTGCTGATCTTCTTCATCAGATCTAAGTCTATCGACCAGTTGAGAAATCTCTATGTAATCCTTTTCAGTCAGGTCTGTGCGATTCTGCAACTCAATCGATAAGGCCTCATAGGTGATCCTAGAGTCATACTTATTGATGAATTCTCTACACTCTTGGAAGACTGCCTTCTGATTTCCGTCCTCAAAATACTCTTCCTTAAGGAATGGCAGCACTTTGCGAGTATAATCTTCATTGATGACAAGATTTTTGAGGATAGAATGCTCAATACTGTTCATTTATAATGTAGGTATGTTGTCAAAATGTACTTGTCAGAACTCGCTACAGGCATGGCCTTGTGAGGAAAGCACCAAAATGGGGGAAAAACGACCAGTTTTCCCTTCTCTGGTTCGATTTTCTTGTGCAAAAACTCTGTCTCACCACCCTCAGTGACATCATTAAGATACCAGAACATGGCAAGATACCTCCTAGCTGAGGCATAGTCACCAACATCTACATGAGTCTTGAACTGATCCGTGCTACCCTTGCGGTACTTCTTGATTCGGAACTGTTCCCACTGATGCTGCTCTGGAAACACCTCTTCGCACATGGATTGATAGTATTTGTCGCGATATTTCATCGCATTCTTGACCAAATGCTGATGCAAACCATCATCTAACTGGCGATTCTCAGTAAAATTCCACTGCTGGAACTGAGGTCTACCAGAATTATCCACCATCTCTGGTTCCTGTTGCTCAAATAGTGTGACTAATTGATCGCAAATACCAGGTTCCAGAGCGTCATCATAGGTGTGGATGAACTTATGTAGATGATCCGTAAGAATACTGTTGTTTCGCAATTTCATCAAGTTGCTCCATAATATCATCAGTGAAATACTTTTCAGGATCAGCTAAGATTGCCTTAGCATAGACCTTCTTACCGTCCATTTCATAACGGCCGGCAACATTCTTCCACAAACCACCCAGTTCTCCCAGTTCTAGGAGACCATAGTAGCGATCAAGACCTCTCTCATCATAGTAGAGGCGAACAGTCACTTCTTTATTCTCTTTACTCAGACGCGACTTAGCAGTCTTAACTTTGATAAGATTGCCGACCACTTCTGTTCCATCTTTTTCTTTTTTCTTGCTGAGATAGATGATCGTAGACGCTGCATATTTGAGGCCAGAACCTCCTCCCATTTCTTTAGTTGGTACATAAGCTCCGATTACATCGTAGGTGTGGTTGGTTACAAGCATTGGGATGTTTGCCTGACCCAGTTTAAGGGTAAGCATACGGAACGCACCTTTGACCAATTGAGATTTGGTCATGTCTCGAACTTGTTTGTCGTTGAGAGCGTCGGTAATTTCTTTCTCAGTCGAAAGCATCCCCAGAGAGTCTAACACAAACATCAATGGTTTGCGATCTTCTGCTGGAGTTTGCAGACATTTGTCTACGATCTTGAGAGCCTGAGTCCTGAATTGCTCAATAGTCAAAACCTTAGATACGATACACCGTTTAGTATCAATACTGCGTTCTTCCAAGAGTTTCTTGGTGATAGCAGATTCGGTATCAAAGTAAATTACACCACCTTCTGGATTGTCATTCAAAAAGTTTTGAACGACCGCAAGTGAGAAAAAAGTCTTTCCAGTGGAAGATTCACCTGCAATGGCAGTAATTTTGTTAGACGATACGCCACCACGAATGCTACCGGAAAGGACAGCATTGAGAATATAACAACCACTGTCAGTATACTCTTCGCGATCATCGATTTCAGACGCGACTTGGGCGTATTCACTCTTGATCTCCTTAGCTAGTTCAGTAATAAAGTTCATTTGAGTCTCAAGGTTTTAAGGTATTCTAACACATGTTCACGGATTTCCATCAGTTCATCTAAGCACCCATCATGGTATGCTTCTGATCTGAGTTTGGAATCCGGTTCAATGACAGACTCCACAAAAAGGTTGAGAGCCTGATTGAATTGCTCCCGTTTTTCTGCTGGGAGTGATGCATACTGTTTCATGAGAAGAAGTCCTCTAAGGTGTTGGTCTTTTCGACGCTCCAACCAATACTGTCCATTATAACACGTAATGGCTCAATAAACGACTTATTGAACTGAAGATCGTAATCAATATACTGATTCATGCCGAGTTCTTTTGGAAAGTCTTGGATGAAAGAGATTACGTTTTCATGCATCGGATTAGGAATTTTCAGATAGCAGAACTTGATCTTCTCACCATCTTGAATAAGAGAATACTTATTCGTTAGTTTTTTCTCTCTTATGTAGTGATTGAATAGGAGAGCACCTCTACAGTGAATAGGAGTGCCTTTGATATAAATGTCCGAAGAAGATTTATACTTGGTGATGTCACTGACCGAACGAGGGAAAGCAACCTCTTCAGGATCACAAGCCTTGAATGTCTTTCTACAGTCTTTGATGTACTCCTGAACCTCTTCTTCCTTGCCAGTCATGATGATTTTGAATGCATCTCTCAACATCTTGCGGCAAGGTGCAGGAGTTGATGATTTGATTGCCTCAATACCCATGATTTTAAGTTTGGGTTCAGCATAAGCAACACCCTCACTGTTCCAGACATTGAGAATATAGCGTTTCTTGGCAGTCCAGATTCCGCGATCAGCGATGTTCTCTCGCTTCATCTGCATCTTCTGGTCATACGCATTCACGTAGTCGGCCAGCGTTTCATAAGAACTTTCAATAAACGGCTCCAGTTCCATAGAACACACCTTATCGAGGAACGCAACAACGCCATCATGAGTTTTCTCTCGCCCTTCGTATACACGGTCAACAAGAGGACCCATATTAAGATAGATACTGTCAGTATCTGAGGCAATAACGTAGTCAACATCGTCAGTCTTAAGAATTTTGTTCAAATGTGCATTCATTTTGTTCTCGATCCAGCGAATCGAGACTTGACCAGATAGAGTGATTGCCTCTGCATTGGCAAGTTTGTAGTATCTAAAATACTCATTACCAATGGCACCATAAGCAGAGTTGAGTGAGATCTTCTTAGCCATCTGAATGTTATTACAGCGGGCGATCTCTTTCACAAGTTCTGGATTTTTAGTTTTTTCATACTCTTGCTTTGCAGCAAGCATCTTTTTCTTGTAGATAACACGATCTTGGTACATGCTATCCATCAGTTCTGGAAGGAAACCACGCACGTCCTTACGGTACATAGCACCGTTAGCACAGACTGCATAATCCTTATACATCTCAAAGGTCAGATCTTGATCTAGGATTTTGTCAACAGTAACATTTGGATGGCGTGATTCCTGTAAGGTTTCTGGTGAGATGTTATATTGCATGATAAGATGAGGGTACAGGGAATTAAGATCAAAACTGACCACCCAATCATAAGACCCAGGAACCGGTTCCTTAACATATGCGCCTGCATACTTTTCACTTTTAGATTCGTTTCGTATTTTAGGAGGAATGACGATATCTTTCTTTTTGAGGTAATTGTAGATGATCGCATCCCAAGTGCGAACTTGATAAAACACATCATTGTAGTTTACCTTGGCGTCATAAGCCATGGTCAGACAAAGTTCAATCAACTTCATCTTGTCTTCCAGACGGTCAACAAGTTTCACGTCTATTATATTGTATTCAACGAACTTTTGCCACCCTTTGGTGTAGAAATCCTTAAATGTTTCAAACTCAGAGTGATCTAATTTCTGCTGTCCAAGTTCTACCTGGGCTATGTAGTCCAAGCGATACGATTCTTGTGCCTTGTATGTAAACTTCTTATACAAATCAAGGTAATCCAACTGAGAAACACCACCCACATCATAGGTGAGTTGCTTTCTACCCTTGATAAAGATCTCTCGCTCACTCAACAATCCCCAGGGAGAGAGACGGCGAGCAAGTTTCTCACCCAAGACACGATCAAGTCTACGAGCGATGTACGGGATATCGAACATCTGGATGTTCCAACCAGTGATCACATCAGGAGTATGATCCATCCACCAATGAATGAAATCATACAGCAGATCACGCTCGTTATTGAACTGAATATATCGGACTTTATCTTCTTTTAGTTTGAAAGGACCCTGACCCCAGGTAATGATCTCTTTCGTTGTGTAATCTTGAATAGTGATCAGCAGAATCTCTTCCGATGCAGACTGAATATCGGGGAAGCCATTCTCTGATGTGGTCTCAATATCGATCGTATAGAGAAGAATCTTGCTCAAGTCAAACTTGATCTCGTCTTCAGGATACTTCTCTGCGATGTATTGAAAAATAAATTTCTCATTTCCATGCACAGAGAATCCATCAACACCATCATACTTGCTGATGAACTCTCTACATTCTCTTACCGTTCCGGGCTTAATCGGTTCAACATTATCGCCCTCAAGGGTTTTATATCGCGACTCTTTCTTTGAGGGAACGTACAGAGTTGGTCTCCAACCCGACTGGTCTCTGTACTCAAACCTCTCACCCTTTTCATAACCACGAACCAAGAACTGGTTCCCGACCATCTGGATGTTGGTATAGAACCTCATTTAATACGGCTATTGTATGTCTCTTCCAGTCTACCACTAGGTTTGACCAATGTCAAGATAGAATCTGAAGACATCATACAGATTCTCTGATCTGTATACAAAGGCCATTGTTTTAGTTCTTCGTCATTTACGACTTCAAAAACATTAGTCAACTTACAATCAGGTTCACCGATTTCAGCGCCGACTTCTTCTACATCTGCAACAAGCAGGGTTTCGCTCTTAAGAACGATCAGTTGTAGTGCCATTGAGATTCTCCTCGTACATTGTTAAAACTTCATCCAAGGGGTTACCGATGGTTACAACCCAATCAAAAGGAATCAGAGACTCCGTATCCTTTGATAGAGGCATGTAAGAACTAAAGGCAACGCGGACTGCGTTGGGGTCACCTGATGGTTCTGTATTTTCCGACAACAAAATAGCCTCACTCTCCTTGATCAGAGTAAGGATACGGGGTTGACGGAACAGATACGCAACAGGATCTTTGACTGTGTTTCTAATTTCTTTGATGTCTGCGATTACATCTTCACCAGATCGCAAACGAGCAACTTGAATTGACATGACTAATTAATATGGAATAAGTAAAAAGGGAGGTTGCTCTGGTTTTTGCCAGACCTCCCATCGCGGCGACGATAGACTATTTTATTTAGAGTCTCTCAATTTGTTCAGAGACTCTATGTCAGTGATGTGTGATGTGTATCCAGGATAATGTTGTTTCATGAATGTGGGGATACCCATGCAAGTAGGGTAGTCACCTCTAAACCACACTTCTTTTGTTTCTTCAACGACTACATGATCTAAAAACCTGCGTGTCATAGGTAATCTTTTCGCTTATGTGCTTCAGGAACAACTTTACCGAGAACTATCTGAAGTAACCCATCCTCAAATTCCACTGATCTAACTTCCGTATCCTCTGCCAGGGTCCAAGCTCTGGTGAAAGATCGTTGAGCCACTCCTCTATGGATATAATCGGTTCCCGTTTCTTTATCTTCTTTCTGTCCTTCGACAAAGAGTTTCCCATCTTGGGTGTAGACCAAGACTTCTTTTTTCTTAAATCCTGCAAGTGCAATCTCCAAACGTGATTCTACGTGGGACACCTCTACCAGATTATATGGTGGGTAGTTAGATGTCGTTTCATGCAAACTAAAGATACGGTCGAAATAATCGTCCATACCAATGCTATTCTTAGTAATGCGCTCCAACAATTGATTAATGTTGGCAGCATTATACTTCGTTAATGCAGTCATTATTGTAGCTCCTTTAAAAGCGAGTTTGTGTTTTGTAGACCCCGAAGGCATCCACGATTATTTATGTGTCACTATAGCATAATTTGCATTATAATAGGTTCGGTATACCCGCTAAATAATTTCGTATCCTACTACTACATCATGTATAAACCATACTCAAAAGAATGGAATAGGTACAGATACCTCAAAGAAGCAATCGACAAATATCTAGAAGATGGTGTCGATCCTGCTTACATTGCGGATGATATTCGCAACATTCTTCATACACGATCTGAAGCTCTTCATACAGAGTTCACTCGAATCAACCAGTTAGAACACCATCTCTCGGAATAGCAATATGCTGTCTACCCAGTACCGTCTTCGTTTAGAAGGCATTTGCAAAAAGATTGCAAACGGTCAACAAGTAGATCTACCAGATATGATCTGGGCCGAAAAACTTGGAAAAGCAAACACTACTGCTCGTGATTGGTTAAACAAAGCACGCCGGCAGGCTGCTAATCCAAACATGCAAGAAGGTGGTATGGATGATTTTATGAATAGGATGGGGTTAGGAGACCCCGACCCATCCAATCACAGAAAGGGGTTCGGCAGTGCTGACGAGATCGTTGACTGGTTCCAACGTGACAAACCAGACGATTGGCGTCAGAGAGACTAGGTAGTCTCTACTACTGCAGATTTTTTACCGATATTATACTTAGTTTCCAAATCCCACTCGCCCTTGTCTTTGAAAGACAGGACTTTGATTTGGTTCAGAGGTGCAACGTCTTTAATATCCTCAGCGGACTTAACAGTTACAAGTCCCCAGTCCACCAGGAGCTGGGTAATTCTGTTGCGTCTCTGCACATCGTTAATCATAAGGTTTGCTTTCTTTCCATCGAGAGCAAACAGTTCCTTAAAGTGAACGATGAAGTATCTTCCTTGCTTGTGTAAAATATGGCAAGACTGATACAGTTTTCTTTCTTTACGAGAAGCGACTCCGATGCGAGTCAGGGTTTCTCTTACTTTCAAAAAGTCATCTGGTTCGTTCAAAAATACTTCAACCATCTTATCAGGTGACCAAGAGTATTCAGGCTCATTCACAACAGACATTATTTCAATCCTCCAGTATCAAATCGTTGACGAATAAATTCAAGTTGTTCTTTGCTCAAGATTTTTAAAGCCTGTTCCGCTTTGGCATTACTATACTTGTAGTATTTTTTTACTAGATCCAGGTCTTTGATTTTCTCTTTGCGTAGCCAGGGGGAAAATCTTTTCTTTTTTCTCACAATATTTAGATAAAATTCATATTGCAAATCACGATCTAGTGATGCGTGCATATTCATTTCATTGGCATACATGATTGTATCCATGTGTCCTGCCATGCATTTGTTAATAATATATGCTGGATACTTCTTCTCAACAGAGGGATCTTCCTTGATCAGATCCTTCTTATTCATGTTGATAGAATTGAGCCAGTCTTTCAATTCAACGGTCATAGTGCCAATAAGAATGCCAATAATGTAATGATCGGGAGGTTGAAGATCGTAAATGTAAGAGGATTGATCTTCGAGAATTTTCCCGTTGGACGATAGTCCTCTTTTAACAAGTAACGATCAGGGTAATTAATTTTGTTTGATAGATGAGTCATGTGAAACGCTTACACTAACTACAATGGCGTCAGGATTTCGTGCTAGAGCTGCACCTTCAGCATCGCAATAATTAGAAGCGATGACATCTTCAGTAAAGATCTTTCCAGATCTGGATAGTTTTACTGAGCAGTTCATCGGATAATGTCAATGTTTTCTCCTTTAGTCCAGACTTCAAGTTCTGTACGAAGTCGGCCTTCACTCTTAAGTTTGTTGTACCTCTTTGTCGCCTTCTTCTTCCACAAGGCAATCAAGTTATCGAGGGAGTAATCATCGTATCTCGGACCACGCTTGAGTTCTGTATCCTTCCCTGACAGAACTTCGCGGATGTTCGAGAATCCGTAATCACATATGTAAAATCTTTTTTGTTGAGTGAGGGTCTTAGCACGCTCCATCACTTCACAGAAAGTCTTTAACTTAGCGGTGTCTTCAAGACTGTTCTTGATGATAGAGACCATTCGATTCTGACGCTTGAGTTTTTTAGATGATGCTGTATCAAGCGTTAGTTTCTTGTTATTATTCCTGACTGTGAAGTATTTATGCATACGATGAAATTCAGTGTCATGCATCAGAGGCGTAAAGTCTGATACTGTGTCACCAATATGCCTCAGGAAAGGCTTGAGTCCATCATACTGTGAGACGCCCTTAGCAGTCCCGTAGAGCGATGTAGTCTCAAACCAGCAGATATCCTTCTGAAAGCGCCTAGAGACCTCTTCACGGGCGAAATGGGAGGCACACATGAGTGCCAGGAGTTTACCACCCAGGTAATTGAATCCAAAAGGTTGAGTGGGAACGATGATAAATCCCATGCAGGCATGACGGTTGAACAGTCCCAGATCGGGAGCCGCACCGAGATAATCGTTCCTAGGTTTGGAGTTGATCGTAGGAGATCCAAAGCGGATGAATCCCACAACCTTGCCAGTATTCTTCTCTGTAACCAACCACTTCAGTTCTCGACCAGGAATGCTGTCCTCAATGACGTGCGAGGCCACAACACCCAGGAGTTCGGAGAAATAATCGTTATCGAGTCCACCAGATCCGACAGGGACAATCTTGAAGTCCATGTCCTCAGGAGACATCGTAAAGTCATCAAAGAAAGCATCCTCCAACTGCTCATCAAAGAGAGTCGGAGTGATGTTTGCCACCCTGTCCATCTTGACAGAGCGGAAGTAGTTTTCAATCTGATCAATGTCTTGAAAGTATGCAATGAACTGGTCAGCTGCCCAGATTGCATCTTCAGGAGTCAGTTTCATCATGTAGTTATCTCAATAGAGGTGGGTGTGTTCCAAAACTAGCAACACCACCGAACAAGGGAAGAGTCAGTCTTGGTCGATCCTTTCTAGTGCCATAGGTTTTGATTCCATGCCACTGCTGACTGTTGAAGATCACCAGTCTATTATACACGTTATCGACGCGAACTGTCTCTACAAAGTGATCAGCATAGAAATCATATTCTTTCTGATACACTTCTGGATCAACTTCCTCTCTACGATTCAGTTGTTGATGCATGGCAAACAAGTTGTCACTCATCTTAGGATCATATCCATATTTGAAGTTATACAGAGATGTACCAGTATCTGGTTCGGGATCTTTAGTCAGATAGACAATGCCACCCATCTGCCACATACCGTCTCTGTGCATCATACCACGATTCATAGCATGATACTGATCTTCGTGGTGAGGCCAAACCTTTTGAAAAGAATTTGAAAACCTCCACCCGATGATGTCAGGATCATGGTAGAACAGGTTAATATATTTCTTTTGAAGAAAGTTATCAAACTCTCGATTTACATCCGACAAAAGAGGTGACCGATATCCAGGATACCGGCCATCATTTAGTGTGTATTCAAGTGTCTCTGCAAACTCTACAATCTTGTCAGGATCTTCAAAGAAATTGTCAACGATTGTAATAGGATACGTCATTTGAATTCACATTCCACCATGAGTTCTGTCAGTGCCGCTAGTAGATTAATTTCCTGATCTGCGACGAAAGCCATTTGATACTGATACTTAGCAATGATGAGCACCGCAGCAGCAAGACCAGGACCAGTAACTGCGGTACTAAGACCATCATAAACACGACGCAGCAAAGAGCTAGGATCGTTGTCAAGATTAGAAACGACCCACTTACGCACGTAAGTAAAATCCTTGCTACGAAGTTTTTGGATAAGTTCATCAACCGAGGCATCCGAGAACGCCGCGAGGATACCCGCGTCGATCTTTCCAATACTGGCATATCGTTGACATTCATTTAGGACTCGCCTCCAGTCTGGGAAGTGCTTGTTGATGAGTTCAGCAATGACTTTCTGATCCGCCTCAACGCCCTCAAGATCCAAGATCTCTTTGAGACGCTTGAAGAATTCCATTGCGATTGTGGGTTTCTGTCGGCCAGAGATTCCGAACTCGACGACTGCACAACGGGAGTGGAGAGGTTCAATGATTTTGTTTTTGAAGTTGCAGGTGAAGATGAATCTGCAGTTCTTACTAAACTCCTCAATAGACGCCCGTAGGAGGAGTTGTACATCGTGGGTTGTGTTATCTGCCTCATCAATGATGATGACTTTGTGTTTTGCAGTTGAAGCAAGCGAGACGGTCGAAGCGAAAGATTTCGCATTGTTTCGGACAGTATCGAGGAATCGTCCTTCATCGGATCCGTTGATGACATAATAATCTGCTCCTAGTTGATGGCAAAGGGCTTTTGCAATGGTAGTTTTTCCAACACCAGCAGATCCAGTTAGAAGCAGATTAGGGATCTCACCCTTGTCCACAAACCCTTGAAAGATCTCTTTGATCTCTGCCGGTAAAATACACTCTTCTACAGTCTTAGGTCGATACTTTTCAACCCAAAGAAAATCACTCATGATCAAGTACAAAAAACATTATAATAATGGCGAGTATTGGACTCGCAGGCTTCCTTAGTGGAAGCGGCAATCAGGGTCTTTCCATCCTTGCGGACAGATACCCACATACTACCTCTCTTTTCAAATGTGTAAGGTTTGTCACTCATGGTCACTCACCGATAGCATGGATCACTGGTTTCTCATGAGCCAGTATAGCATATAACTGGGGGTCTTGTCCTGCAGAAACTGGAATAAATTCAGAATTTGCATCAAATTCCACACCACGAATCGCCTGGTTGATCACGATAGATCCATCTGCACCAGAGATACTTCGGTGATATGTTCCCACAGGAATTTCTAGAGCACCAGAGGAACGATTCAGGTGGACGATATGATAGGGAAACTTCCAGGTGGGATTCACCAGTTCAAATGTCCTAGTTCCTGACACAACACGATTATAATCCGTCTGTTGTGTATGGATGTAGAACTGTTTAGCCCCAACTACATCATCTGGGGGAGAGATTGCAGGACCAGTATGAACTACCAGGTCTGATGCGTTTGAATTTTCTACGGAGATATCATAGAAAACTACAGAGTCAGTCTCTCGGAAGACTCTGTGCTTCTTATAATTAACTTCGCTCATAATATGTGTCTGGGGATGAACCAATAAGAAACAAGTTGCCACCTTTTACCCAGAAGGTAGGCCTTATAAAAATCTTTTACGTCTGAAAGACTATTACGATAGTCTTTAGGGTATATTGTAAGACTCATTATAATAAAAATGAGTACATGAAATACGTTACTAGCAGGATGGTGTCCCAGTTGAAAACCTAGTAACTTTGCCTCATCATTGATAGAGAACCCAAGATGAAAATGGCAGTGCAATTCATCATGAAGATCAGTGTCTTCACCGATCCCAGGTATCCAGTTCTCTAAAAACTCAATGTAAGGATCAGGTTGCATGGTGTCCTTTTAGGTTCGGGTCTGGATTACTCTCCACCCTTGCTTCCTTTCTCTTGATGACGATAAACTTATCAGCAGCAAAGGTTCCAGCAATTTTAAACTCTAGTTCTGTACCCTCTGGCCAAATCTCTTCACCATTCTTCTTGCGCATGTCAAGCATACACTCAACTTCTTTGATGATTTCAGGTGTGATTTTCATTGAATCCAGTCAGGTTTACGGCTAGGGATACGGAGATAGTTGTCCTTCACCCATGGTTTAGATGCGATGTATCGCTTGTAAGCAGTGAAAGTATCGATACTGGTATCATGTTTCCACTCTACAGGCATGGCACGGGCGAATGGTGTGGGTTCCTTACCAGACCTACCAGCAGGGTCAGCGTAAGGGAAGATAGACTTGGCATACACAATCGTTTTGAGGCAACTGTGAATCTTCTGATAGCGCTCAGAATACTCATTACACAAGGCAAGACCATGCTGGATCAACCAGTGCCAGTTGAGAACAAAATCACCAGCCCAGATAGTGCAAGGGTGGTTACGAAACGCACCCTTCTCTGTGCTGTATGGCGTTCCATCGAGTCTAGGCAACGTACCGAACCCACGACCCCACTTCTCAGATGCCACAATAGCAAGCATCTGACAGGTCTCTAGAGGCATCTTGACGATGTGTTTGTCAGGCAAGACCCGAGCACACTTCCATGGGTCTGGATCCGTCACAAAGATGTTCATTAGTCGAAACAGAACTCGATTAGTTTTTCACCGACAGCTTGTGGTCTGTCTTCATAGGATTGTGCCTCAAGTTCATTGTCAGTTGTCCAATCGTCTGACACAGAACCAGGGTGATAGTCATTTTTGCAGAACTGTGCTGCATGGAGCGCTTCATGATCTACAGTTCGATTAATCTCGATAGCAGACCTAGGACCAGGCATGTGTTTTTTGATAGCATCTGTGCAGATGATGACCTCAATAAATCCAGTGCTGGGTGTAGATAAAGTAAATCCAGCATAGTTATTCTTACGAATTCTGCACAGAGGTGCATTTTCAACAACCTCAATCCCTGCTACCTCAAGGAGAGCAAGGATTGTTTCTCGTTCAGGAGTTAGGTATGGCTCCATCACTCCTCAAATTCAAAATCAGGTTCGAGAGCGATGTAGTAGCGCACTGCACCACCACAGGTGGACCACTTGGAGAGCAGTTTGCGACTGATCTGGACATTGTAGTCACCGTTGATCAGTTTGATATTCTCCAGTTTGAAGTTGAAAGTAAAAGTCTTGTCAGTTTCAGCAACAGTAAAACCAAAGTCGTTGGAACTATCGGTCTTGCGGTCATGGATCTTGATCACGACCTTCTCACCATCACCAACAATAGACAGATCAGGCAGATTCAGAATAGCAGCCGACTGCTTCAGTTTGGTAAGTTGATGCTGAGAGATACGGAAGTCCACATCCTCAGTGGGGAGAGTAAGGTTCTTGTCAGGTGGTGACACGATGACAGAGGGATCAGCAAAGAAGTAGTTTGTCTTGTTCTTGCCATCAGAGATGGTCACAAACTTCTCATTGTTGAACTTGAGTTCACTGTCTTCGATACCGTGAACCACACGAACCAGACTCAGGAACTGACTCAGATCATAGATGGCAAAGTCATTGGAGAAATCTTCATCTACGTCAGCCTCTGCAAGGATGTTCTTCATCACAGAGATGGTGCGCAGTTTGTTACCACTCTTGACAGCGATAGACTGATTAATGCCGGAGAAGTTTTCCAGAATTTTGAATGTGGTCTCAGAAAGTTTCATAACCGGTTGCATCAGATTTAGTTTCCTTTTGGGTGAAGTGGTACAGGAGAATGGCGTAGTGGATAATCTTCTTGATATCCATCTTAGCGGCGCCTTTTTTATCGTAGCGTGATGCGTACTTGAGGATATTGGACCTACAGAAAGCAGCCGCATCACCAACAGACTCTATCAGATCAAGAGTCTGAATGCCACTTCCAGAATTATAATGGGAACGGTAAGTGTTGGAAATATAATCCATCACCTCCTCCATTACTTTGTCTTCGTTAAATTTGTAATAATCGTTTTTTGAGGGGTTGTTCATTAGTTCATCAATACCGACCAGGTTGAACTGCGAAGTATCGTCAGAGGAAAGTGGAGTATATTCATACCCACCCATCTTTTCGACCCATTCAGCATCTTCCATGAGTGCATCATATAACATAGACCATGAATTCATTCTATCACTCCTCACCCAACAAGTCAACCTCGTTGTCAACCTTATCATACAGATCAACAAAGGCAAGTTTGGTGTCATCATCAAAGCGATTCAGGCAAGTGCGAATTGCTTTGAGTTTGTCGCCAAAGATAGAATATGCACGGACAATATGAACCAGGCGGCGGGTTGAGATAACCTCATCCACTCCACCATCAAAGAAAGTTTTGCGAATTAACTGAGCCCAATCAGCAAGGTTCTTGCAGAATGCCTCATCATCACAGATACGGTTGAGGATCTTGATCTCAGTGGCAGGATTAGGATACTCTTGCTCAAGAGTGATAGCAAAGCGCTCCAAGAATGCCTCATTGAGCACATTGGTACCAATGAAGCGGCCGTCATCAGAACCTTTGCCTTTGGTGTTTGCAGTGGCAAAGATCTGGAACCCAGGAGCAGGTTTGACATAGCGTCCAATCTTCTTCAGGAAGACACCCTTACCCTCCAGGATGGATTGCAGACACAGGATCTTGTTAGATGCCAGGTCAATCTCATCTAGAAGCAGCACAGCTCCGCGTTCCAGAGCCTCGATGACTGGGCCATTATGCCAAACAGTATTACCATCAACAAGACGGAACCCACCAATAAGATCATCCTCGTCCGTTTCAATAGTGATGTTAACGCGGATCAACTCCTTATTTAGAGCTGCACATGCTTGCTCAACGCCAAATGTTTTACCGTTTCCTGACAGACCAGAAATGAAAGTCGGATAGAAAATACCAGACTGGATGATCTTCTTAACATCAGCAAAGTTGCCGAAGGAAACAAAGTTGGGATCTTTGTCAGGGATCATGCAAACTTTCTCTACGGCAGGAACAGCAGCAGGTGCTTCGTAGGTTTGCTCAAGACGCTCAGTGATAGTCAGATCCCACTTACCACGCTTGACTTTGTACTGCTCAAGGTGTTTGGTAACGGTAGGATAGCTGATATCATTCTGAGCACAATATGCTTTTACATCTGCGGCAGTGATTTTGTCTCCATGCAGGTCACGGAGCGATTCAACGATGGAAGAAGCAGACACTCGCGGGGACATTGAAACCTCTTTGACTATGTAGTCATTATACTACGAAAAAAGCGCCCTAGGTGGGCGC